GACCACCGAGATCTACACTCTTTCCCTACACGACGCTCTTCCGATCTGTAATGCTATATGCTCTCGTTAAAGGCATCATCAATGCCCTTTAGGTCTATTGCTTCTGTTTTAACTTCTTCCAACGTCTCAACACGTGGTTTCAGTTCCTTCATTTCCAAATTCAAAGAGTCAACATCTTTACGCACTTCCTTGAAAGCCTTTGTTACAGACGCATTGGCGATGGCGTTGTATGACTCTTCGTTTAATTCCACATCTATTGTCACTTGCGCTGCTCCACCAAGACCTATTTCCGACTCTATGAGAGCCGTGACGGTTTCTACTTGCGAACCGACACAATCATTTTTAGTCTCCATAACAGAACTATCCTGCTGTGCCACAAGCTGCCATACGTCAATTTTATCTACAGTGTTCATGCCTCGTTCGCCGTCGTTCTCAACTAATGTGAGGGTGTAAGCTCCAAGGTAATGCTGCGTAGAGCCGTAGCACGTGCCAGCGATGATACCGCCTGGTTCTGTATGCCAGTCAATATCACAACGATGACCATACGTATTACGCAGCAGAACCTTGACAGTTTTCCCCTCAAAGCTTTCTGCCTCTCCGCCACGTCTGACAGTCCATCGGAAGTTAATGTCATTGCCTATACGTATCTTTTTCATATCTTAATATTTTATATTTTTACACAATATCCATTCCATACTATTTTATAGTTCTTTACCGATGTGTACTCGAACTCGCAAGCCAACACAGCCATGTAGCCCGTTTCTATCCACTGCGACTGTGTGCCGCCACCCTTGATAGTCCCTCCGCCAATAACGTTTACCGTCGTGTCGCTCTTGTTCGCTATTATCACGATTTGTCCTATGTAGGATATTGCTTCTTCCGCCGTTACGCCGAGTGATGCACTTATACTGCCTATATTGTAAAAAGGTAGTACAGGTGAAGGATAATCGTCTCCATATTTCGCCTTCATCGCGCCCGTAAAGCACACGTATGAGCCAGCTGCCGAGAAGTCCATGCTTAAATAGCCATTGCTCTGTGAGCTTTTAAGATATTCGGAAATGTTATCAGGAGTGAGTGTCGTCATCTTCTTCACTATAAAACCCGAAAACAAACCGCTCTTTACCTCCAAGCGTTCCTTCTCGTTCACGGCAGCCGTCTGTTCGCCGTTGTTGTTTCTTATCTCGAATTTATCAGCCGTTGCCTTGATGATGCCGTTCTTGATGTCTAAGCCTGTCGCCACCACTGCATCGTCTATGGTTACGTCGTAAGGCGAGAGGCTCCAGCCTTGGTACGTATCGCCTTCTTCCAGCATCGGACGACACAGGTCTATCGCTCCGTTCTTTCTCACGCCTGTCTCTATCAGAAGGCGGTTACATGCTGCCGGAACGCTCACCGCCACCTTGTACAATGCCCACACGTTCAGTGTCTGACTGTCAGGGAACTTGATGCGTGCCACCTCCGTGCCCGTCACGGAGGTGTTGTATGTCTTGATAGCCACGTAGCTGCCATTGTCGGGCTTTGCCGTCATTCTCATCCATACGCTGAATATGTATTTTGTCTGCGGCTTCACGCGCACGTCCTTGAAGTACAGGCCCGTCCAAGAGTTTGCAGTGGCTCCGATACAGTAGCATTGGGCATAGTTAGTACCACCCACGCCCTCCGTCATTATCGTCACTTTCTTCGTACCGTTGATTGGCGTTATTTCGTCATATTCCCTCAGCGCCGAGCCGACGATGCAGTTACGTGCCATGTTCACGGTCTCCTCCGTCACCTTCAGCGATATCTCACGGGCCGTCTGCTCAATGGTCGAGGTATACTTCGTCAGCTCGCCCTGCGTCTTGATGGGGATGCCGTTTACGTCCGTTTCCACTGCTCCTACACGGTTCGTCAGCTCCGTATAATCCGTCCGCAGCTTCTTGTTGTCAGCCGATATAGTGCCCGTAAACTTTGCCAAGTTCACCATAAAGGGTATCTGCCGAGAGTATAGCGTACTTCCGATTGCCATATACACGATTACGTATCCGCTCGTCACACTCACGCCGAGCGTGCTGTCCTTGTTTATCGAAGCTCCCGATATCGTCACGTCTATGCCGTCTGTCTGCTTCGTAAGCGTCGGCTTGCCGCATCCCACATTATTGTTGCTCGGAAAGAGATTGCCCACTTCCGACACGATGTTTTTTCCTGACCGCATCACTTGTATGGTGGCAGTCTTGCTTACACTTGCCGATACGACGCCGTTCTCGTCTGTGTCAAACACAAGAGGCGCATCCTTGACGATAAACTCCACCGCGTCCTTGCCGTTTGCTCCGGGGTCTCCCTTGTCGCCGTCCTTGCCCTTGTAGGCTATGGCGTATGACACCGTCGTATGCTCTCCCTCCGAATCCTTGTAGGTCACCGTTGTCCTCGTCCAGAGATAGGGCTTCGCGTCGGTGGCGGCGATGATGGCCGACTGCCATTCCGTAGGTGTCACCGTAGCGCTGTCGGATATGGCGTACGTCACGCTCATGTCCGATATCACCACACCCTCGCCCTTCACGCTGCCTATGTCCAGCCAGTACGTGCCCGTATTCGTCCAGAGTATTTCGCCTATCTTATACGAGTCGCCGTCGTTTGAGTCACACACGATATATTTTCCGTTCTTCCACTGCACCACGCAGGGACGCTTGCTACCACCTTCCATGCCCGTAGTATCGTCAACGAGATAAAGGCCATCCTCGGTAGGCGTTATCTGCTGTAGCTCCGTGTATGTCTTTGCATGGGCAAGAGCGTAGCCGAGCACCTTAAAGCTTGTGCCCGTGTCGCCTTTCGCGCCGTCGGAAAGAATCGGAAGTGTCAGAGCCACGGTGGTGTTGTCTGCCTTGACAGTTGCCCGTACCGTCATCGAAGCGAGGAGATAGAAGCTCACGCCGATGTCAGAAAGGCGGTTTATCGCCACGTCGCTCTTGCTTTCGCCCGCAGTGGTCGTATAGTCCGCCTTAAGCGCATAGCCGTCCTTCATGTCCTCAGTCACGTTGCCCGTGCGCTTGCGAAGCGTGAAGGTAATGTCGTTCGGTGTCGCCGTCTGCGAGTTCGGCTTGCGGATGATATATTCTGACGACGGTATAAGCTCGTAAGTCACCGTCACAGGGTCGATGATATTGTCGGGGTCGTCATCGGTGAAGAACTTGAAGTTTTTGGCATTCTTGAGCACAAGGAGAGGGGAATCTAATGAGGTCAGCGTTTTCCATTGGTACGGATTCACCGTGTCCCCCGTCTTGTAAGGCGCACCCATCGCATGATACATCGCAATAGCGGGCGCGTTTCCGTTGTCACTGCCGTCCTCCGTAGATGTCGTCAGCTTGATGAGGTTGCCGAAGCGGTTCCACTGTATCTGGTCTCCTGCCTGTACTATCACGTCGTAGGGCTGCGGCACGTCAGGCTCTCCTCCGTCCGCGGCTGGCTCGTAGCCGAAGAACATGCGGTTTGCTATGGTGTTGTTGCCGTCGTCAGTAGTCTTGCCCTCCTGCTCCTCGAACACCGCCGCCAAGCTCTGCTTTTCGCCCGTTGTGGTCACCTGTATCATCACGTCGCCGAACACTAACGCCTTGCCGTCAGCGCCTATCACCTTTTGCGAGGTCACCGGCACGCAAGCCTCGCTGCCCATGAACGTCCTCTTGTTTGACAGTATCACGTAGTCATACAGCTTGCCATCCTCTAACGTCTCCTGTCCCGTGCCCACCACAAGGCGCCAGTAGTAGCGGTTCTGAAGGTTCTCCGTCTCACCAGCCTTCACATTAAAGGTCTGGCACAGTGCCATCATGCCCACATGCCACCAGTTCGCCGTCCGTGTTGTGCCGTCATCAGCAGCAGCATAGCATTTGTAGCCGACAGTCACTCCGGCATCATCCAGTACGTGAGCCACCTTCATTATCGTGCTGCCAGCGTTTGAGAAGAGCGTAGTACCGCCCGAATAGCTCACCTTTCTCACTTCCGCACTCGCAGCAAAGAATTTCGTCCTTGTCGTCAGGTAGTCAATGTAGAGGTGGCTCTTGCCGTCCTTGCCCATATAGAGGTCAAAACCCTGCGCACCGACAATCACACGGTCTTGCTCGGTGCTCTCAGGGTCACGCACCTCGTCCACAACAACCGTACTCAGCGTAGCAGCCCCTTCGCCCGTCACGCCATATCCGTCCCCAGTCCTTCCAACGGTAAGACCGCGAAGGAAGCGGATAACACCATTAGCTTCATCGTCTTTATCTTTACGCAAATAATGCTTGAGCTCTGGGGCATCCGGACTGACATCCTGCGCCATCTCTGCCAGTCTTGCCAGTTCTGCGGTTTTTGCCGTATCTGCGGTTTTTGCATGATCAGCCTCAGCGGCTCTGCCAGTTGGAGCTGCCGCTGAAACGGAAGCAAACGAGGAGCCTCCAGACGATATCTTGGCGCCTTTGGGCTTTGAGAATATTTTGATATCTATCATATCTCGCGTAATGCTAAATTTACCGTGTCGTATTTCAGATTGTATCCAAAACCGGTAATCCAGAACTCTTTATTCATAGCCGGATGCCTGTAATGGTCGAACAAGGAAACGTCACACTCTTCGTCTTTGATGTTTTGTTTTAAAGTCACTCTCGGAAAATGGCAGTCGTCGTAATGTGCGTTTATATACAACTGCTCGGGCTTCGCCTCTTCTCCTGTATTGTAATCACGGATCTTTAACAATCCATTGCCGGAGGAAGCAAGAAGAGGAGTAGAAAGGTATATGCCGCTTGACACTCTCAACAGCTGTCTTTCTTCAGAAGTCAGGTCGCTTGTCAATTTGAATTCGAGATCGTCCTTGACGTTGCTAAACCCTTCGGCAGTGTCACTCATGTAGATAATATCGTTATCGTCATTGTTGCTTTCATAACCTCCGCTGTCACTATAAAGCTTTACTTCGAATTCCTTGAGTATAATGTTATCTGTGTGAGCAAGAAGAGAAACGTCTTTCTCCTTCCATTTCTCACGTTTGAACCATGTTTTGTGACGGCGGGTAACATCGTTCCACACTTCGTTCACCGGACCTAATATTTCAAACTTTACAGCACCGCTCAGTTTGTCAGAACTCTTGATGGGTATAGCCGTACCTTCGGCGTCTATGTTCATCCGATAACTGATGTTGTTCTGTATATCGTATTCCTGTCCTATGATGTAGTCGCCGATTTTGGGGTTGAATCCGATGGTGAAAGACTGGGAGTAATACTCGTCATCATTCGCGCATTCTTCACGCTTTTTATACGGTCTCCATGCGTAGTCTGTTATTTTCCCTTCTCCGGTTCCCGGTACGTCCTCAGGAAAGAATGTTTCTCCGATTTGCTTTTCAACGACACACTTGTCGCCGATGACAAGCATACAGGCAAGAATGGCCACTTTGGAGATTTTGTCCGACGAGTCCTTGATGGTACAATAGTTGAACTTATAGTTCTGAGGTCCTTCGTTGGTAAAAGGCACCAGACCGGAAGCGTAGCTTTCGTTCCACTGAGGTTCATCATTCGGTCTTTCTGTCTTCCAGTACTTGCGGGTGTAGTATCTGCCATCCTTGTTAGTACGTGAAGGTACGGTCTTATGCCACCATGCGGAGGATTCATTATTCCATTCTTCTTTATCATGCAGCAGTTTATATTCGCCCGTAACCTTCATGACAGGAGCCAGGACGATGTTTCCGGAGATAACGATGTAATTCGTTACGGACTCATCCGCTGACGAAAAGACCCCGCCCGCCTTATTGCCAGTGTAGACCGCGCATGGAATCCATGACTTTATAACGTCTTCATTCGGATAGGTTATGTCTTTGTTGTCATTGAGGTTACCATGTATTGATATAACCATACAGCTGCTCATATCCACCTTCGAAGTAGGAGAGTTGTCATTCGTCTTTGCCTTTGTCACTATCTTTCCCATCTTGATGATTGCAGAGCCAGGGTACATGCCGAGATGGTCGGGTAGGGCATTCTGTCTCTTGTTTTCTCCGGAATATGGAGAAAACACACCGCCGTCTGTAGTGGAGACCACCTGAGGTCGGAACGTCCACTGAGGATGCTTCATCACCCACACGTACCAGTCTGTTATGCTTGCCGCATCGTAGTCCGTTGTCCCTTCGTGTATCATTTCGTAGAAGGCGGCGAACGCCTTCATTCCTTCACCGTCGGATGAATATTCCGTAAGATACAGCTGCTTCCCGGAGAAAGGCGAAGACAGACTGCTTTCATCGAGAGGGGATTCTATGATGGAATCCATTGTTTTGGTATCGCATTTAAGAACCAGCTTATTGAAGGATTCGTCAATTTCAATCTCGGTCTTATCGTCATCAACGATGTCCAAAGTAATGTCTGTAACGTTACGCGTCGTTGATTCCTTCGTCTCTCTCGGACTCCGGATGTCCCTCCATTCTATTCCGTCATTTCCCTTCGCAGTCTCCCACGCGTAAATCCGGAACGTAGTGCCTTCTTGCGTGATATGCAGGTCAAGATATCTCATTATCTCTTCCACAACAGAGTCTTCCGTCCAGATGTCGTCTTCACTGTCACCGAGAAAGAGGAGTTCTGACACTGTTATTTCCGAGAAGATACCCCATCGGTTGCCTTTATCGTTGTATTTGCTGCCGTCGTAGAGTAAGGAATGTCCGCCCCCGCTGATATCAAGCGTAGCTGCTATCCTGCCTATAGTGTTATTTAAAATGTCAAGCATAGACCGCATTCCAGATTTTCCTACTGCCGTTTCGTACGTATTGCCGTTTTGTCCGATACCGAGATAATTGGAATACTGCAGAGCGGATATAGCGTCAATGCAGTGGAGGTTCACGTCGTCCCATACTTCGCAAAATCCTTGCGAAAATGCCAAAGGCTCGATGAATCCCGCGAACACCATCTTCCCGTTACGTCTTATATTGACGATAGCGTCACGGCAAGTTGTGTTGTAGAAGTCGCTGATGAAAGATGAACATGATATATGTATAGTCGCACTATGACGTAACAGATGATCGAAGGTGTCGTTCATCTCGTTGTTTATCTCCACCGGGTCGTCCTGCCAGAGAATACCGTCTTCTTCCACGCCAATCTCCCTGACGATGGAACGGTCTCCTCTGGTGAGTATTTCCACCTTTATAATATTGCCTGACGTACTGGCAAATTCTCCGTGTATATACATATTGTAATGTTTAGCGTGATTATACAAGTCTGGACCTTCGTCCGGATTTAGAGGCTATCTTGCGGACATTTTCGGCTGTATGTACTATATCAGTGCCGCGCGTCCTGCCTTCCAGCGTTACTTTAATATCAAGAATGTTGGGCGCAAGTTCTGCCATACGGGGAATGTCCACCCTCTGCTGTGTAGGTACCGTAAACGTAGGCGGTACAAAATGCGGGGTGTTGACAATCTGGAACAGGCGGGCCTGCTGCCACTTGTTGAGGATCATCTCGCCGGAATTGACTCGTGCGAACTTCCTGTCACCGGAAGTTGAAGAACCGCCGATGACACCACCGGTAGCGAAACCGGAAACGGCAGCAAGCGCCGCTACAACAGCTGCCACACCTGCAGCAATGGCAATAAGATTTGCCGGGAATGGCAGTTTCGCGCCGCTGGCAGTGGCGTTGGCTATAGCTTCTCCGCTATTTGCAGCAGTATTGGCGGTCGATGCCGCGGCCTCTCCAGCCGTTGCCGCAGCATCCGTTGTCGATGCAGCGGTATGTGCCGTTGTTGCAGCAGTAAGCATCTGATACAGCTTCACAATTCCCTGTACGCCTTCCGCCGTTGAGATAAATCCGTTTATCAGACCGGTTATTTTCTGCCATGCGTTTCCGTCACCCTCCAAGGCATCACTTATGCCCTGAATGCCGTTGCCTACGCCCTGGATGCCTCCCCAACCGCTTTTGATGTCGCCAAACACCTTGTCAAAATCCTTGCTGTCAAGTTCAATCTTTATAGGCTTCAATCCGATTTCTGCGAGTTGTCGGTTTATCTCCTCAATCTCTTTCAGTGCCTCGTCCTTGCCTATGATTCCTATCTCGTAGTCGGTTTGTATGCGGCTTGCCTTATTCTGGGCGTTGCTGTAGCTCTGTCTCTTGTCGGCATCGCTACCCTGCACGATGTATGTTGGTTCCGTCTCTGCCTTGATAGATACCTTACCCTTTGTAGCTTCGTCTATCTGCTGTTGGATTTCGTCTATCTTGGCATTGGCTTTCACCCTTGCATCTATTGTGGTGGCTTCCTCAAACTCCTGCTGCGCGTCGTGCAACTGCTCTTGCAGTTCCTTGATGTAGGTTTTGAAATGTACCTCTATCGGCTTAACGCCCAACTTTTCAAGCTGCTTGTTAATGTCGGCTATCTGCCTTTCGGCATCTTCCTTACCGATAAGTCCTATTTCAAAATTCTGCCTTATCCGGTTAATGCGCTGCCCGGCGTTGTTATGGCTCTGCCTCTTGTCGGCATCGCTACCCTGCACGATGTAGGTTGGTTCTGCCTCAGCTTCAATAGACACCTTGCCCTTTGTGGCTTCGTCTATCTGCGCCTGTATGTCCTGTATCTTGGCATCTGCCTTAACCCTTGCCTCAACGGTTATGGCGTTGCCCTTTTTCTTTTGCGCCGCCGACAACTGCGCCTGTAGTTCTTCTAAGTGTGTCTTAGGCTCGGCGGTGGTGTCGTGCTTGCCTGGTGTCGTCTTCGGGGTGGTCTTGGTTGGAGTGGGGACGGTTGGCTTGTCTGCTGTTATGAAACTATTGGCGGATTTCAACCGTTCGGCCAATTGCTTTTGCGTGGTGGCTATTTCACGATCCACGTTATTGAGTTCCTTGTCCACGTTATTAATCTGTGTGTTTCCGGAAACATTCGTACCGTTGTATCGCTCCGCTCCGATCTTGGTAAACCGCCACTGTCCATCTCTGCCCACCTTGCCGTAACGATCGCTACGCCAACTTTCTGGCACGATGTCACCCTCTTTGGCGTGTCTGCCTCCCTGCTTGGCGTCGTCGGCAATACTCTTCGTCACCTTTTGTTTCTTGTCAAGCAAAGCGATTTGTTTCTGGTACAAAGCCGTGAGTTTTGCAGCGTATGCCGCCGCCATCGCCCTTTGCTTGAAAGCCTCCACAACGGCATCTGTCTTGCGGTTAAATATGTTCTCGGCTTCCGATACATCGTTAATCTTCAGACGCAACTCGTTGAAAGCACTTTGGTTTTCCTTTATCCACTCTACTTTCTTCTGCTCACTTGATAGCGATTTCCATGCAGCTTTCAGTTTGTCGTACTTGCCCATAAGGTCGGAAAAGGTGGACTGCAAAGCATTGTTGTATGCGTCCTTTACCTCATCGGCGGCATCGCCCATGCCTTTCATACTCTCGGCTGTGTCCTCGGCTGATGTCTTCGCCTCGTCTGACTTAGACATAAAAGCCGACATGAGTTCCGTAAGCGCAACGATGGCTATGCCCACACCCGTAGAAACCAATAAACCCTGTATTGCAAGTTTCAGCGTTGTGGCACTCACCGCCGCACCGCGAAATGACGCCGATATTACTTCTACGATGGCATTTACCCTCACCGCTGTAGCGTTCCATACCAATGCCGCCGCGTTAGTGGCAAGTATCTTGCCCTTAACAAGTGTCTGTGTCGCTCCAAAAGTAATCCACGCTCGGTTTAGCGCAAGAATGGCAACAACGTTGTTTCCAATCTGTGAACCGATATTAAGGAATGGCATAATGCCTCTTGTGGCTGAGGCAATGACATCCGTAACTTCCGCAAACTTGTTTTTGAGAATTTGCAAGTTTGCAGAACCGTTCTTGCCTACAGCGTTAAACGACTCGTCCATCGTGCCGGCGCTGTCCTTCATAAGACCGGCGTTTTCCTTGAATTTGGATGCGAGCCGTCCTGTAAGCGGCCCTAACGCCCTCAGACTCTCGGCACTTCCAAACAGCTTTCCGTAAATCTCTTGCTCAAGCATGCCGCTGCTCTGCGCAAAGGATTTGACGTTCTTGTCGAGGTCGGTAAGAAAATTGCTGAAACCTCCTGCCGCCTTGATAGCTGCCGCATCAAACTCAATACCCATCAGCTGCGCCATCTTGCATGCTTCGCTTGACGGTTTTACCAAAGCGGTAAAAATCGCAGCCATCTGCGTCGCCACCTCGTTCGTATTTCCACTTACACCAGTGAGCGTGGCGAAGCTTGCCAAAAGCTCGTCTATACTTACACCCAACGTAGCAGCGTTGCCGGTCACTCGTGGCAGAGCTCCGGCAAGCTGTTCGAATGATGTTACGCCGTTTTTTGCCGTGAGCTGTATTTTATCCTGAATATCTCCGGCTGCATCCCATTCGAGTCCGTAGTTCTTGATTACCGTTGACGTAACCTTCACTACCTCTCCAAGATCAGCCATACCGCCAACCGAAGATCTGGCTGACGTGTTGAGGAATGACAGCCAATTGTCCTCAGGGACGCTATTGCTTATGACTTGATACAGACCATTCGCAAGTTTGTCACGCGCTACAGGTACTGTTTTTGCCAAGTCGGCCACCTGTTCCTTGAGATTGGAAAAATCGTCGCCGCTTTTTCCTGCCATTGTATTAGCTTCATTCATGGCAGCGCCGAAACTACGGCTCTCTTCCGTAACACTATTAAGCGTTGAAGCAAGCTGCTGCACTGCGCCATTGATGTTTTGAAACTTCATAACCTGTTGGTTGAAGTTCACAAAAACGGCGTTGGCTTTCTGTATGTCCGATTTGGCGGCGTTGACGACACCGCGCAAGTTTTCCACAGTCGATGTAGCTGCAACCAACTGTTCTTTGCCGTCAATGTTCAGTTTAATGTTAAACTTTATTTCTTTTGCCATATTTTTAATGTATAAGAAACTAAGTAACCGATATTTTTTCTATCTTTGCGATAGAAATCAAACGGTACAACACAATGAAAACGAATGAAGTAACAAAACATCCAAAGGAAATCAAAGCCGAAATCAGTTTTGAAATTATCGGTGAGGACGAACCAACGAAATACGACAAAAGACGTGAACGCTGGTCAACAATTGCCGCATGGGCGTTATTGTCCCTCATTGCCTCCATCATCTATGCCATGGTCGTAGGATTGGAAATATCATCGTTACTATTCTGTAGCATCAGTTTCGCCGTATTCTTCTTCGCTTGGATGAAATCCACGGATATAGACCCAAACGAAGGCTACTTTGACTATCCAGATGGCTGTTACTGATTCCTTCCCGTCTTCTCCAACACTTTCTCAAAACGCTTTAACGCATCTTCCTTAGATACAGCCGGGGATACTTTCGTGTACTCCGGCTTTTTCTTCTCCCATGGAAAGGGTAGAAGTCCGTGGGGTGTTAGTCCTTTTTTCGCGTACGGCTGTATGGTGATTGTCGCAAGCATACGCATACGCTCCCAACCGTCTTGATACTGCGCCGTCCGCTCCTCGCTGTACGCCTTGTATATATGACTGAACTCCTCAGGTGTAAGGATGCAGAAATCGCTGTAGGGCAAGCCGATGTCTCCAACGGCTATACCCAACAGTTCAAGGATGCCTAACTTTTTTTTTCAGCGCCAGCATCTTCCTGGTCTTCTGTGTTGCCGTTTATGGATTCCGTCCATTCCGTGATGTCCTCCGGAGTCAGACTGTCCGCAAATTCCATAAGCGACATGTCGAACTCCTTGCCTTCTCTCTTGCATGCCGATTTTACGCAGCAGAACAGATATGCGCACATGTCAGAAAGACTACCGTCAATCTCGGTGGCTTCCTTTCCGGTTTCTTCCTTGAAGCGCAGCATTGCGCCCATGGTCTGACGGCAAGGGTATTCCTCGCCGTTGACCTTTATTGTAAGCTTTGCCATATCTGTTATACGTTTTCGCCCATTGTAGTCTTGCCCGGATAATTCTCGGGTTCTCCGTCGTTCTCAAGAGATCCGCTGTAGGTAGAGTCATCCTGCGCCGGAGCCTGCTGTTCCAGTGACGCGATGACAAAGTTGCCCTTGACGTAAGGAGTAGTGTCTTTCTCTCGCTTGAACGCCTCCACCTCCACACTGGCTCCCTTACCCCAAAGCGGAGCAATCTCCTCGTAACCGTTCTCTGTCTCGCCGTAGAAGACAAGACCTTCAAAGCTGATGGACATACTAAGGCCGGTGACACCCTTGCCCTTCCACATTCCCTTCGACTTCTTCTCGCTTGCCGCCGGCTTGACGGCGCGGTCTTTGGTCTCGGTGTTGAAGGTCAGCGTATGCGAGGTACAATGACCGACGGCTTTGCCGCCTACCTTCAGCAGCAGGTCGCTGCCGTTTACATAATCGTTTACTTCTGCCATATTGTTATGTGTTAAATTTGTTTATACTCTGACATCAAAAACAAGAACCTGGACGAAAGCGTCCCCTTCGTACGTCTCACTGCTGTCAACAAGTGTACAGCTGCGGAGACTAAGACCATCGGACGACATCGTCTTGTGATCGAGAGCGACTCGCACAGCCTCAGCAAGGTCAACGCTTTCGGAATAACCAGATGCGTAGCACGCCACTTCCATCTCCACGCTTTCCGCTCTGCGCGGGTCTGTCTTTGCCGTTCTGCCGTCAAGCCTCAGACGTCTGTATGTCACGTAGGGCAATATCAGATTCTCGGTAGGAGAAAATACAGGAATGATATTACATGTGATTTCCTTCACCTTTTCATTGTCCAGCAGGACATCACGAATGACGATGCCTGCACTGAGCGAACTCCTTTCCTTTTCCATTTTCCTTGTTCTCTTAATCCAACAGGCCGCGTTTGCGGGCTGCCTTGTCAATGTTCTTTCTGAAATCGTCGAAGATGCGGTTCTCCACGCCGTCAGCCGTCTCGCGCTCGGTCTTCTCAAGGAAGTGGTAACCGCGCATATAGCCGGTGGAATGACCGCTGCGCTTGTAGTTGCGCACCTTGGCTCCGCTCCATCGGCTGCTGCTGAAGAACGACTTCTTCCTGCGGCCTACGTTACGGCTCCTCGTGCCGTCTTCCGCCCACATGAGCACCGGCTTGAGATATCCCTGACGGTTCTGATGGACGCCTCTGATTCTTCCGTGCGGCTTCACGCTCACCATGAATCCCGTTCCGTAGCGTTCCGGATAGGTACGGACGTAAATGCCGCGCGACACCTTCTGACGGGTTCCGGCTCCGAGAGGTCTGCCTCCCTTGCCGCCCGGAGACGACGAAAGGTTGGCTACGGCTGCTCTCTTCACTCGGTTCCCCTCACGTCTCATGGCACCCTTCATCGCCTTGCGCTGCTCTTTCAGATTAAGCGCCTCGAAGACTTCCTTGAACGGATTCTTTATGTCTGTGACTCTGTTGTTTGCCATGATTCATGCTTTAATATATTTATTCGTTTATTCTCTCACAGACCAAGGTATTGAAACCTCTGTCAATGTTCGGAATGACGGAAACGACGGTGTAAAGATGCCCGCCCATGTGTTCCACACGCCAGCCTTCTTCAATATGATGGGCGTCCCGCACGTTCCACTCTGTCCGATAGTCGGCAAAGGCTTCGCCTACCTCGTCAGACCGCGAGCCGGTCAGTTTCCGGCGTTCCGCCCAGACCGTAGCGCAGCGCTCCCATACCGTCGATTTCTCGCCGAAGCGGTTCGCCGTCACTACAGGGCGTCTCACTATGAGCTTATATTTGAGTCTGCCTGCCTTCATTCCTCGTCTCCTTCCTTATAACGGCGTATCCTGACAAACGGTTTCACCAGTGCCGACACGCCGAAGGGAACTTCGTGCTGCTGCACGCCTTGCGTTCCTTCCGCGTTGTCGTACCACGAGCCGGCCATCAGCATAACCGCCTGCACGATGGACGGAGGAAGGGCTCCGCCGCCCATTTCCATAAGCTCGTCGACGGTCCGGTTCGTTGCCAGAACCACCTGTTCTTCGGCTGCATCGAGATAGAGCTGCAGCTTCTCGTCGTCGGTGTCGAAATCATCGGCGCGGACATGCTTCTTGAGCAGACTTAACGGTATTGTTGCCATGACAGCCTTTTGTCTTTACCTGGTTAACCTGCGTGCTTGCTGAGCTGCGCGAACGCCTCCTGACGCAGTACGGTCAGAGCGTAGTCGAGGTTTATCACGAAGTCGATGGAGTTCTTGCGGGCGAGAGTGTAAGGGTCCACGATGATTGTCATTTCGCCGAAGATACCCTGCGGGGCATACTTGAACGAACCGAACTGAACATCCCCCTCTGCCACGTAAGGAGAACAGAAGACGGGCACGCCTGCAATCTTGCCGTTGTCATCCACGATAGCCTGGTTCGAACCTTCCCACTTCGGAGAACCCTCAAGCAGAGCCTTCTCCGTCTCGGTCATGACGTAGCACAGACCCTCGGGCATGATGCCGGAACCGAGGACGAGACCCTTGAGATTGAGAAGTTCCTTGTATGTCGGAACCTCGCCTGTATATTCCATCTTGTTTGCTGCCTTGAGATTGACGAACGGACCCACAAGATTGGTGGCGTTCGATACCTTTGTCTTCGAAAACATGATCTTGTTCATGAGCGCTGCGACGGCAACAGGCATATACTGTGTGGCTACGGTCTGAAGAAGATCCGCAGTCTCATTGAGAGCCTCGCGTGTGATAGGAACCGCCACGCCGATACGCTCCGGTTTCGCGATGAGCTTACTGAGGGGAATCTTGGTGTCGCCAAGCTTGGCGCCCTCGTCATTGATGGTTGCCTCGAATGCCTCCACTACTGGCCACTGATAGTTACCCTTAAGACCGGTAAGCAAAGGAGAACCGATGGCGGACAGAATAAGATTGCCGTAAAGAGGCTCCACGATGTCGCCCATGGTTACAGGGCCGGGATTTGTCGATGCGTCCGGATTGAGGTAGCCGGAAGTGTTGCCGCCGAAGTCGCTTGCGACGGCACGGCTGATCTTCAGCTCGAAGCGCTTGTTCTGGGAAATAAACTCTCTCATCTGACGGTTCGCTTCCTCTGTGTCCTCACGCTTCATGACCACGATGCTCTCGGTGTTGGCCTTGATCTTCATCTCAAGGATGTCCATTTCTCGATAGAGAGCCTTCTTTTCTCCCTTCTCCGCTTCGGTGAGCTCACTGCGGGCCTTGTCTTTCTCAAGACCTTCAGCCATCTCCTTGAGACGAGCCTTGATAGCGTCAATACGCTCGTAGGCTTCGCGGAAGTTGAATTTTACCTTACTCATAAAAACAAAACTTTAAATTAAAATTAAACAAAATGATTCCATTTACGGGTACGCTCAGTCGATCCTGCGGTCTATTACCTCTCGGAGCTCCTTCAGTTCCCGGCTCTTCTTCTCCACATCCACCGGATGCACATCCTCAAGCGACACCCCTGTCCTTTCCACTTCGCGACGTGTGACGTCGGTCTGTTCGAAGGCAGGATTGGGAGTTATGGTGAAGTCGTACACGTTGTCAATTCGCTTCACGTGACGGATAAGGATGTCATCGCCGTCGCTGTCCTTCTCTTTCGTGCGTTCATAGCTTACCGCATTCTCTGAGTCAGCCTCATCGGTTGAATAGATGAAGGAACATCCGTCGATGTCACCGCGCTGCACCAGCTCCAGAGCCTTGTCGCCGTCAGCCGTACGGGGCATTTCAGCCCAGAACTTCACGCCAACCTCGTCAACCTCGTAGTTCAGCGTGCCGCTGCCGTTCTTGCTTCTTCCGAGGATGATCTTCTGGTCATGGAACATGGTGAGACGTATGTCCTGCTTGTTCAGCGTGTCCATGGTGATGCAGCCCGGCTCGAGTACTTCATAATAGCTTCTCCACCATTCGCAGAGCAGCTTCGACCGTACGCCGAACTTCAGGGCGTAACCCTCGATCGTGCGGCTTTCCTTTCCTTCCTCCGTCGCTTCACGCAGATGGAGTCCGGACATTACTGATATTGTTCTTTCCTTTATCATACTTTTATTGCATTGATTGTTCTCCTCCTGACACCGCATTATCCTGATAACCCAGAGGCTTGATATTCGCCGATACGTATACGGTATCGCCGCCTTCCACTTCGGGCTGGTTCTCGATGCGTCGCCAGTCGTTGATGGTATAGATGCCGCTTTCGATGGTCTTCTTCTGGTAGTCGGCGAGCGCTTGAAGGTCCATTGCGTATATGCCGCGGCGGTCGAACATGAATTTCTCCTGACAGCAGTTCGCTCTTGAGATAAGCTTGCGCTCCAGCTCGCTTTCTATACGTCGGAGTATCGGATTAAGGGTATTGCTCAGAAACGCCACGTTTGACATTTCTGCGCTTTTGTAGTTATTGCTTGTGTCGTCAAACACGAACGACGGATGAACACCGAAGAAGCGGCATATCTCTCGCACCGTGAATTTTCTCGTCTCAAGGAACTGCATGTCGGTGGACGAGAGCGAAATCTGCTTGAACTCGACGTTGCCGGGGACGGAGACTATTCTCTCGCCCGACTGGAACCTCACGTCCATCGACTCTGCAGCGTTGTCAAGCTGGTCGTCCTGAACATTGCCGAATCCTGTCACGGTATTATCATTCGATACGATACCGTGCACGTTTCCTCCGTTCTGAAAACGGTATCCGGTCTCCCTTTCGCCGGATGCTGCTATCTGCATCGTACGCGCGGCATACGAGAGTACGCTTTCTCCCCTGCGTCCGTCGCTGGTATGGAGATAAAGATGTATGATGTCTTCCTCGTCGAAGGTTCCGTACACGCCGTTGTAGCTGTCAGTGATATGGTATTTGCCGTTAATGGCATCATGCGACACCGTATGCGGGACGCAGAGCACAAGGTCCGTTATCTCTCCCATTATCCGACGTGGATATATATAGGCATTGCCGAGGACAAGCATCATCTGCACAGCCATCGACCAGAACGCCACGGCTGACATCTCCGGCTGCGGTTGCACTGTAAGAAGATAATGGAGATTGCTCTGCGTGTATTCAGTGTAGCGTCCGTTCTTGCGCCGCATGTACTGAAGACGCAGACTTGCGACGGAATCACCGAGAAGCTTCACGCAGCGATAGACAGTAGCAACCGCCATTGCCGAACCGTCACCATAAGGAGAAAAAAGGATGTTTCCGTCACCGGAGGTAGCGAGTCTTCTGCGGCTGCTGGAAGACAGGCTTTCAGAGTCGCGCTTGAAAAGTTTCCTGATATTTTGCCACCACTTGTGACTCATGTCTTAAAAAAGAAAAAGCCGGCTCACCGTCCCAGAGGAGGAAGAAAGAATTTCTGTTCAGGTTCGCCGGAGTTGTAAAGTATATCGTTATGACCTAAAAAAGAAGTCGTTTTGTCTGACGCAAATTTAGCGAAATTCCGCATTACTCCAAAGCCATAACAATGATATTTTAAAGCCTTGTCAAAATAACATTGTTGTCACATTGTTATCCGCAAAATCAGGGGCTTCAGAAACGAAAAAGCCTCCGATGTTCGATACACCGGAGGCTGTTGTGTGAAAAAACAAAATACAAATCACAATGCCTTGCTCATTGAGCTTAGCTTGTCTGAAATGTCATTGAGGGCAAAACGCAGGGTCTCAAGTTCCTCGTCGGAGAACTTGGCAGGCTTCCCGTTGACCGTATTGCCGTTGAGCTTGTGCGCAAGCCATGAGCGCGACTTCTTGAAGTATGTCTTCGCTATGTACGCCATCGAAACCATGTCCGTAATCTCGCCGAGACGTTCTGCCATACGCAGTTCTTCCGCTTCCTTGGATGTCATCTCGATGAGCGATTCAAGAGCTTCAGTAAACTCTTTCTCGTTCTCATCCCTTAGAGACTGCATTTCTGCCGCTACAGCAGCACGCTCTTCCTCTGTTGTCGCCTTGCGGTTCCGCTCGGCAAGTTCTTTGATTCTGTCTTTTATCTCTGTCATAATAATATATCTTTTAGGTCTTTTAAAGAGACTCCTCCTTCCTTGTGACGGAGGAGTCTCTTTTTTCAGCCGTTCTTGATGTCGTTTTCCAGTTCGTCGATTTCTTTTTGTGCTATCTTTTTGTAAGTACTGGGGAACTTGTTCCAATACTCAAGATAGAAAATCAAATCTTTTTCCTTTTCTTTAAGTTCCTTTGATTTCTTCTTTTTTACCATGCTATTGTATTTGTTTTTTCACAATACAAAGGTAATAAACTTTTGTTGATTATGCAAGGAAGTGAGCGATTGTTTTTCAACAAATGTTTATTTTGTTATTCCGCTTTGACTCCGAAGGGTGTGCCGTCGGCGAATTGGATGTCATCGAATGCGGACTCGAAGCTTTCGCCTTCGTAGCCGCAGAAGTCGCAGCCTTCGTCGTTGAGAGACATAAAAGACATGTAATCCTTGCTGTTCTTGCTGCTCATGATGCCGAAGGGTCGGTGCTTTTGCATTTCCTTCCAGCATTCCTCGACGTTGCGGAAGGGACGGTAGGAGGATTCGGGTTTGATGCGATATACGTTATTGTACCAGTTCCATACCGGGTATTCGATGTCAATCCACTCATCTGCAGATTCATCAAAAATCTCTATCTTCTTGCCGTCTACGTATGCTTGCATGACAGCGATAAGCTCTTTGGTTTCTTCTTTTGTCATAATTGTTTTTATTTTTATTGAGTCATACTTGCGACATTTTGTAACCCTTCCTCTAATTGGCCTAACGATAGACCGTAATCACTGATACGGGCTTTAAGATTAACGATTTTACACTCACATTGTCTGATTCTTTCCCGTAAGACAAAATCGGAGTCGTATTCGCCGACCCAATAAAGTCCACACTCCAACATGTTGGGGACGTAGAGCTTATCAGCCTCTTGAGTACAGGCATTTAAGGCAAGAATATATTTTTTATTGTGCGGGTGATACATAAGATATTCCCAAGTCTGAAACTCTCCGTTGTGGATCCTTGTTATCGTGCAGCCGGGAGTCAGTTGCGACAGATCTTTTAATTGCTTCATGTATATTCGTGATCTACTTGTTAATGGGTGGGATTACCAACTCCCAATCTTCGGCGAAGATGTCTTCTGGGGTGGGGTGCCATGAGTCGGCATTGCGGTCGCTACGGATGATCAACATCTGATTTTCGTAGTCAATGTGAGGATTTTCGTGGTACATCAGGATATCCTTGGCGACTTGGGGAAGCGACTGCATTTTTGGGATTATGTCGGCTGTGATGTGCGAGGGGACTTGCTTGACGACAAATTTCTTGTGCCATCCTTTCCTGCGGATGGCGCCGCCAGCTTTGAGGAAGTTAACGGCTGTGCCGAAGTCGAAGGGCATACAAAGATTTCCGCCTTTAGCTGCGTCTATTCTGTTGAGAAGTAACCCGTGATAATCATGCATAATCATATCCTGTGCAGCGAGCAGAGTCCTTGCAGTATACCCCAACTTCTCAAAATTGTCGCTTTCGATAAAGTCTCCGCATTTCTCGCCACGATCGCAGATTTCCTCGCACTCGTTCATCAGTCTGTCAAGGAATGTCTCTGAAAGTTTGTAGGCTGCGTCGAAGACGTCCTTGGGGGACCATGACTGATAGCCGCCTTCGTATTCTACGAGGTAGCCAGCTTTGTCGGTTTCACACTCGGAAGGTCTGACACCTTCTTTCAGGAGCTTGCATTCGTAGGCTTCGCCCATTGTCATGGGGCGTGCCTTTACGGTCTTAGTACCTGTGTACTGTTTTAATTGGTTGTTCATAATGTTTATTTTGTTGGTGTTTTATAGATGCTATAGCGGGGATAGGCAGCTCTATGTGTTTGGGAGGGGAGCAATCTCGAAGTCGTAGACGAAGACGTAGGGGTTGGAATCCCATGTGCCTTTGCCTGAGATGCGGTCGATGAGGGCGGCATAGGCTCGTCTTACCGACGAATACATATGCCATGGACCACGGCCAAAGACTGAATGGTTTTCGCATGTTCCTGTTGGACCTTCACCTTTTATTGGAGCTACTCCCCATAATGCCCCTTTTATGTCTGTATGACAAATACCTTCTGCCAGGCAGTCTTTCACACTGATATCTTGCAGACGTTCGACGCGGATGCGGGTGATGCGGATGTGATGGGGCATAAGGTCAGCACGGACGAACATCTTGTTGGTGCATCCTTTCTCGTATTTGATGCACTCCAAGGGCATTCCGTGAATGCCACAAAGACGGTAGAATTCATCGTCCTTTACCAGATCGTCGTATTTTTGGGCGATGGCTATGGTTCCGCCGAGCTTGTACCGAGACCTGGCTGCGATTAAAGATTCCGAGGTTATACCTTGTATAAGAGGGTCTATATCGCGTTTAAAGGCGATTCTTCTTGTCTGCGTCTTGCGGCCTTCGAGGACGGCCTGTGTGAGACCGTAGCGGTCGTTGAACATTATCTTTTTCATATATTATTCGGTTTTATTTATCTCTATCTCCACTTTCACCTCGTTTGTCAGCTCTTCATTCATGACGAAATTGACATGCTGGAAGAACATACGTCCGAGTTCATGGACAAGATTGTCTTTTCTGCCTTCCTCAGCAGAGTGCGTGTTCTCTATTACCGTCACATACTCACCTGTCTCGACAACCATTCCGTTGTCAGCCTGTTTAATCGTTAATTCAATTTTCATTTCTTTCTTCTTGTTTTTCATAATCCTTTTCAACTACGACAAGAGCTGTCTTTACCATCGTCCCTGATTCCTTGAATGATTTGTCGGGCAGCTCTCGCATATACCCTCCGTATTGCCCTACGACATTACGTAATTCTTCATACGGGCCGTCGTTACGCCATAGGACAGCAGCCGAAGCTATAGCGACTACCTTGCGTCTTGCTATAGATATGGCTTTAAGTATATGACGCGCATCCTGCCTCTTACAGAACGGAGGATTCATAACTATTACGTCGTAAGGCTCTGACGGCTCGAATTCCATGAAATCATCACCAACGATGAGGAACCACGCCTTTTCGAGTACAGCCCGGTTCCTCGGATCGAGTTCTATGCAGTCAGGCGAAGGCATGAAGCGTGCTATATCGCCCATTCCCGCCGACGGTTCAAGCGTACGTTCCCCGTCACGTATGTCAGCTATCTTCACGATTTCATGGGCGAGAGCCTTGGGAGTGGGGAAGAATTGAAATGCCTGACGGTCTGAAACGTACTCGCCGGTGTCAGCGATGGATGTAATGACGTCGCCTACATCCTCCTTGAACACAAACGCCTTCTTGGAGCTCGACCACTTGCCGCCGATTGCTTTCAATACCTTGCTTACACGTTCGTAAAGCTTACGATCCAACTGTCCGGGCAGACGCAGAAGACAGTCGTCAATTTCGGAAGTCTTCAACACTTCCACTACAGAATTGTCAATTTTCATGAATTTATGTTTTATTGAATTTTTAAAAGCCTTGAATACATGCCGCGATAATCCGCTATCATCTGGAGAGTTTCGCTGTCCTGCGGAAGGTTCTCAAGCATGCCGGCGATCTCGCTTAGTTTCTCAGACAGCTTGCGCATATACGCTCGTTGCTCTTTTCGTTCCTGTTCTATTACAGAGATAATTCCGTCACGAGACAGGAAGTCTTCTTTCTTGCCCTTACAGGCGAGTATCATAGTGGCTATAGACGTAAGACGCGACACCAGCCACTCCTGAACAAGTAGTTCGGGCAGCGTGAACCGTATGGTCTTCAATACATCGACATCCACTTTACTCTGAAAGCCGAGCACCACCTCGTCCGTAGTATCAGGTATTGCGTCAAGCAATAGACGTGACACCACTGCCATAAGATATTGGCGAGACACGCCCGACTTGGGACGTAAAGCGCAAACATGCTTTGACAGTATCGCCGGACCGTCAGTATTTATCCCTATCTTGCCGAGCGTACCTACTACAGAGATTATTATGTCACCCTCTTCTGAGAAGACCGGATAATTAAGCTTCTCACTGCACCATCGTTTAGGAACGAACCGTCCTTGTATAAGGTCGGACGCGCCTACCACGATAGGCAGCCCTTCTCCACGGTCGTTGGTCTTCTTCTTGTCAACGTTCTTGCCCTGCAACACCTCACAGACGTCTGCAAGAGCCACAACATTATCAACGTTATTTTCCATAACTTTAGTTTTGTTCATGATTGTCTATTGTGCCTACAAGATGTTCGTTACCCTCGTAGGGGATGCATATTTCATAGTAGATTGTACCATCGTAATAGCATCTGTATACTAATATAATGTGTATTTTTTTGTCTTATTTCAAGACAAAATGAAAGTGGGATTTTCTAATGACCGATTTGGGTTTATTATTTTACTTCTTGAATATACGATACGATAGTGCTGAAATAAGCCTCACATGACAATAGTTTGCCTTTCTTGTTGCGTTTATGATTGCGAAAGCGCATCTCGTATACTTCCGACAGCCACAGGTCGGTATTGCGCAGGGAGTCGGTGATTAGACTTAATGCTGCCTTGTTGTACACAGCATCTTTGCCTTTAGAAAGCTCAGGAAATTGCTTTTGCATTAACATTACCGCTTTGCGTGCACCTTGCAGATAGGCAGAGTACTCTCGCAGTCGGCGTAAGTCAATCTTAATATCCATGCTTGCCAACTTACGAAGCAGCTCGTCCTTGCTTATATCGTCAATCATATATCAATCCTCTAAATCCGTTAGTATATCTCGTAGCCAGCCCTCGACCATGATAGGGTTGTAAGATGTTTTTGCCATTACGACCACAATTCATCCATTATCTCGTTGATGGTTCTCTTGACACTGTCCTTGCAGCACAACAGGTTAGGGGAAAGCCTTAATTGGGCTATGTCAAGCAAGACACTCTCCGCATCCTCTAATGTGCAGACGACTGGAGTTTTTTTTTCTCACACGTCGTTCTTCCAGATATTCCTCGATCTCCTCCGTAGACAGCTCGTCAAGTACTTCTTCCCATATCTCATCCGTGTCTATCTTTACTTCAACTTCTCTATATATTGTTGCCATCGTTTGCTCCTTTCTTTTATATCCTTGTTGATTCTGATTTTTTTATTTGTTTAATCGCTTAGCCTATGCTGCATCATAAGTCGCCATGCGACCACGTTTCCGAAACAGGTAGACCGGAATCGTATACGCTTTCTGTGATAACTGAACTCGCACACCCATCTGCGTCTTGTCTGACCGACAAAACCGACGCCACGAACCAATCGTCCGCTTGTTCCGCGTCCGTTCTGTTCTCTGCCCTTGCCGAGATTGCGCTGTTCTTCAATGTAGATACATCCCTTTCTTATCATGTCTTTTCTTTATTGTTTTACCATTTCAGTATTACCTTGAATGCTTTTTGTATTCCTGCACGTTTCACTTCATCAGACGGATGGCAGTACGTGTCCATTGTTATCTCAACCCCGGCATGGCCGAGGATGGAAGAAACAGTCTTTACGTCTACGCCTTTTTCTATCATCTGAGTTGCGAAGGTATGTCGCAGACAATGATATTTAAGATATGGTACTTTAGCTGCCTTGAGCATATTCTGAAACCATATCCTGAGAGTCCTTGTGCAAGTCGGTGTGTCTTTTAGCGTAGCGACGAAATAGTCATCCGGGTAAATCTTTGCATAGTTCTGCAGTATCTTACGTAACCTTGGCACCATCGGGATATAGCGGTCTGACGTGGCACTCTTGGGAGACTGCAATTGTCGAGACATAACATAAGCTTCGTTGGGATGGAGTATTTTTTGAACATCTTTAGTTATTGACACACATGTACGCTGTATATGTATGACTCCCTCGTCGAAATCCAAGTCGGAGAACTTCAGACCACATGCTTCACCTATGCGTATACCCGTAAACATCGTAACCACAATGACAAGTCCGGCAGGAGTGGGATTGCTCTCAAACACCTTTATTATCCGCTCATACTCATCCATAGTAAACCTCTTGACACGTTGTCTTGTCGGGTTCTTGCGACTGTCTTTTTCATGTTTTACCTTCCAGTCTATTGACGGCAGATTGCTTATACCTAAGTTTTTGTCAGCATAGCGCATTACCATCCTGAAGACCATCAGTAAATCGGTTCTATAATGGCTGCTCATCTGAAGCTCGCAAAATGTCTCAAAAACACCTTTCATCTTAATCTCGTCAAGAGAGCATATATCCGTATCTGCATCGATGACCTTTGCGAAAGTATTGCGGTCAAACCTGTATTTGGCGAATGTAGTATCTTTCACCTCCGCCTTATGCTCCTCCAGCCACTTGTCGTAAACTTCAAAGAATGTCATATATTTTACTTCCTCCTTTTCTTATTTTATTGTTCTACAATACGGTCTCCAGGCTTGGCGATAACAACATCGCTGAACCCGAGAGCGTCGTCATTTTTGTTAAGCAATATATAGCGGGCCTTGACCGTGCGCTCAAGCACGTCGCCATGATAGACATACCCCATAACGCCGCGTATGCTGAGATTAAGCAGCAGCAGCGGAATGGCGCGGTCGGACAGTTCCCAGACGGTTATCATGTTCCGTGACGGGAAATACTCCCACGGAATGACACGCTTGCACTGTTCCCACCATGCGCTTATGATAAGACCACCCGTGCCGGCTGTCGGCTCGTGTATGGTTCCGGTTGTGGGCAAAGCCAGCTTGGCCACTATCTCCGACACCTCCACAGGAGTGAAGTCCTGCTTCTGTTTCTTGCGCTGCGCGAATTCCTCCTCGTACATCTGCCTGAACCAGTCGTAGCTCATGTCATGTCCGTTAATGTCGAGCAGTTCTTTGTAGATGGCATCGCGCCGTTTCTTGTCGCCCATGACAATGTCCATGACAGCCTGCGGAAGGTCCATTATGTCCTCCACTTTGAATATTCTGCAGCAGTCTTCCTTTTTCATAATGATTTTCTGTTTCTTGTTTTTTTATCTCTCGTACGACATCATCAGGCCGATGGTCATCAGCATTGTGATGGTGCCGTCTATTTTTCTGTATTGTGACGATTTCAGCGGCTTCTTGTTTTCGAGCCGGTCCGTATCGATTGCACAGTTGGAGAGGCAGTAGGCGTTTATGGGATTTGCGTCCAGGACAATCTGCGGAGGGTCTGCCCATGCCATCATCTCAAACGACTCGACCGGAAGGTTGAACGATCCGTACGTCTGGGAGAACGGCATGAGCACGTGCTTGGCTCCAACCGAGGACAGAATGTTTACGAGGTCGCGGCTCTTGTATGCGTCGTAGCCGATACGGATAATGCGCAGCGTCTTCGCCCGGCGCTGTATGTCGTCCGCTATCATTCTCACGTCAATGCAGTCTCCGGCACAGAACTTCAGGTAGCCCTGCTCGTGCCACGTCCGGTAGAGCTGCTCATTCGGATGTCCCCGGAGTGCTCCTTCTGGGAAGTAGTATTCCGTATGACTGTAGAATCTCTTCGTTTCCGGAGAATACACCGTGTACGACACCGCAGAGAAGTCGTCATGGACGGAGAGGTCGAATGCGACGGCACAGTCCAGACCACTCCTGACGCCGTCAATGTCGAATCCGGAGCACAGGCTTGCCGCCTTCTCGTACGTGAACCACGTCTTCTGCTCGTTGGTGGAGAAGACGTTCAGAAGCTTCGTTCTGAAGATCATCATGTTCTCGGCTGACATAAGCGCGTTCCGGTATTCCTCCTCGTAGTAGTCAGGCTGCACCGTTATGCCCAAATGAGGCTGCACCTTGCGCCATGTCAGCGGAGAGTCTTCCGCGTCGTCCACGTCCGGCATGAACAGCGAGGCGAACACGCGGTCGTTCTGCGTCTCCTCCCTCAGAATGCTCTTCACGCCTTCCAGTTCATGAGCGAACGGGCCGTCCACCACTTCGCTTGCCGTCGTAATGACCACCGTCAGAGGTTCGCGCCGCGGACCCATTGACGAGGTGAGAGTGTTCTTCAGGTCGGCTCCGTTCTTCGATGCCGTGTTGCGTGCCTGCGAATACTCGTCCATTATCACCAGCGAGGCGAACAGACCGTCCTGCGTCTTTGCGTTTGCCGTCAGACAGCGGATGAAGGCATCGCGGCCAGCCTTACGGAACGTAATCTTCTCGCGGTTCACGCGGAAGCTGGTCTCTCGCGGATCTATGTCGCGCATGATGGCACGTATCTCGTCAAAGCAGATCTTCGCCTGTTCGTAGGAGTTGGCGCCGACATAAGCCTGTGCGTTGTTGTCGCCGAACAACATGTCGTATACGGCAAGTGATGCAGCGCTGGTGGTCTTCGAGAACTTACGGGGCACGAATATGTATACCTGACGTGTCAGCCGTCGTCCTTCCTTGTCAACGAATCCGAAGATGTTCGCAAACTGGAAGCATTGCACCGGCGTAAGCTTGTAGCGTGTTCGCCCGCTGCGTCCGTTGAAGCGCAGCATCTCGTAGAACCGGAAGAACTTCTTCACTCTCTTCGCCTTCCATTCATAACGCCCGAGCATCCGGAAGAATCTTCTTACAGCGAGTACCTCGTAAAGGTTGTGTTGCTCCGGATTGTCCGTGACGTCTTCCACGTACCGCAGCAGTCTCTTGTCCGTATCGGCAAGGGCATAGCCGAACGAGCCGGTGTACTCCGGCTTCATCCGCTGCAGGTCTCTTACGGCGTCCTCTTTCAGATCCCGATAATGTTGCTTTTCTGTCTCAGTCATTCAAAGAATTTTGTTTCGCCGGTCGCTGCCGGCCCTTATTCGTCCTCGCCGAAAGCCTTGAGGAAGTTGTCCAGACCGTCGCCTCCGTTAGCTTTCACTTCCTTTCCGTCCGTGTTCATGCCGAGTGCACGCAGGGCACGCTGGGCGTAGGTCATGTATGTCATGTACAGCTTTTCTGACGACGCCACCACCTGACGTTCGTTGCCTTCACGGGAGTATTCCGTCTTGACGGCTGCGTGTGACGCCTTGAATATCTCGTCTTCCAGCTCGTCGCACCTCACAAGCAGACGGGCGGCTATCTGTGCCTGTACGGACATTTCCGGACTGTACTTGCCCTGCTTCTTGAGCAGCTTCACCAGATAATCCTTCTTGTTCTTCACCGCCTTCTTCTTCCGGCTCACGCATTCCCTGTCCTTCTTCTCCGTCTTCTTCCGTTCTTCCTCGTCCATCTGGAGGCAGCCTACGGAAGCTACAGTACCGTCCGCTGACGTTTCGCCGGCACGAATCATCGTGGTGCTGTAGCCACGGCTCTTTCCGCGGGTCTTCAGGTAGAAGGTGATGGCCTGTGTGTCTCCTGCCTTGATGCGCTCCATCAGCTTTTCCTCGGCGGCGTCGGTCATTTCGTCCCTGATACTGTCTGCCTCGGCAGCAAACTCCGGGTCACGCCGTCGCCAACGGTAGTACAGCCTTCTTTCCACTCCTGCCTGTTCACATGCCTTGCTGACATTGCCATGGGCAGCGTTCAGGGCTTCGAGCATTGATTTTTTCAAGTCATCCATTGCCGGTATGGTAATCCCGTTATCTTGGAGAGACTGAACCAGGTGTCACAACAGGTGTCACAGTGTGACAGTTTGGGCGTATACTGTGACACCCCCCAGACACTTTTTATTTCCACGCGTGTGGAAATAGGACGGGGCGAGGTTTACAAAGGGTATACCCCCTTTTAAAAAACACCCTCCCCCTTTCTTTCTGACGCTGTTTTGATGTCACAACATGTCTGTCACAGGACGCACCTTAGGAAGACGCACCTATGAAGGACGCGTCTATAGGAAGACGCACCTGTGAAGGTCGCTGTGTCTTGTCTCTCCGTGTTAATGTTATTTACTCTCGTTGTCTTCGTCAAGGAAGCGTTCCTTGAAGCGTTCCAGACGTTTCGCCTGTACTCTCTTGTTGTGTTTCGCGCCTGACCGTCCCATTTCCGTGTGTGTCTTGACATGGCAGTCATGGCACAGGGAGCGGAGATTGTGCACGTCAAACATCAGCCGGCGCATTTCGGTCGGCGTCATGGCGTCTTCCACCGGCTTGACGTGGTGTACTTCAGAAGCTGCTCTCGTTCGTCCTTCCTCCATGCAGCGCTCACACAATGGATTCTGCGTCAGCTTGTACCGTCGCAGTTCAGCCCAGTGACGTGACTGTATCATCTTACGGTAGTCTTCATCATTGTTCCTTTTCATCTAATCGGTTTAGTATGGTTATAAATTCTTGGTTGATTCTCTCAAGGATCTCACAGTATACTTCCTGAGGATCCTCGCCGTTGATTTCTGCCCTGCGTCTCACTATGTCCCTTATGCGGGCTCTTGCCGTGCGCGGGCAGTGGGAGCGCAGCGCCACGAACATTCTTATATAAAGCGCGTCCGTCACCTGGTCACCGCGTGCTCCCGCTTCGCTCGCTGTCATTGTCTGCATGGTTTTATTATTCTAAACTCCACGTATGTATCATACCTTACGCAGAATGTTCCGTTTATACATTGCCGCGAATCCCGACACAGACGACACACCTCCGTGCCGGGCGCGGCGTTATGTTTAGAGACTACCGTCATACGTAGCTACTTCCGGCGCTCTATCACCTCCGTCACTTTGGTAAGCAAATTCGACTTCAGCTCGTACTCCGCAATCTTGCGCTGCTCCATTCTGCGTGAGACGATCTCTTCCACGTCGTTCACGTGCTGGCAACCGACGATGTAATAGAAGGGATTATGCTTGACGCGTTTCCCTTTCTTGCCTTCCACTTCTTCCGGAATGGTGACCTTTACCTTGAACCACACCTCGGACTCCATGTCGCCGCAAGCCTCAGCAATTTTCGTTGCGCAGCAGGACGTGATACGGAGGCCGTCCACGTCTTCTCCCGTCATGGTGTCAACTATGATGTTCTCCACTTCGGTGAGCGTTTCAGCCTCCACCATGAATGTCTTCTCCGTAGTCTTGGATGATCCGTCAGGCTCGTGTATTACGTACTTCGCCTTTGCTTCGTAATATATTTTCATTCTGTCAAGTATTTTCTTGTTGTTATTGGTTTCTGTTTCACGGGCAGCCTCAGCGCTACTGTCCGTCTTGTCGCCCATGCTGCTGATGAAGGTCGACTCCGGAGCGTCAGGTTCGAGACTCCTTATCTTGTCTTGCAGATCCTCGGGAAGATTGAGCTTCAAGCAGTACTCGCCCGCCTTGTTGTATATCTCGGGATTGTAGATCTTCTTCTGGATTACCTTGATGGCAGCGTCCACCTCCGGGATGTCGTTCAGATTGACTTCTTCGTCGTTCTCGATGCTCAGCATAGGTCCGCAAGCCTCAGCCCACAGACGGTGTATCGGCTTGAATGACGCTGTCTGCTCCGGAAACAACGGCTCTATGTTTATGCCGGTCCTTTCCCTTACCTCTGCCGTGAACCTTCCAAGAGCTGACGCTGCCACGTCTGTCATCAGCATGGAGCAGAGAACGTACGACTTGAGCTCGCAGTCCTTCTCGTTGTTCACCTCCAGCACCTTCTTCAGCTTCAGCCTCAGCGTCCCGATGTCGTCCTGCACCTGTTCGTACACCATATCGGAAAGGTCGAGCCAGTACTGGTAACGGTCCTTGAGCTTCTCTCGCATGTGTTTCTCCCACTCGTCATACTTCTTCATTGCCTCCTTTGCCAGCTGCTTGGTACGATGACGGAAGTACTTGGTGCCGCGCATCTGGGACATGGCGTCCACCATCGTAGCCTGAGCCACGCTGTGCAGCGAGGAGACGGTGATGAAGTACAGGCCGTTGAGCTTCCCTATGGTTCTGACCACCTCGTCTGTCCTGTTCTCTGCAAGGGCAAGGAAGTTTCTGTGTCCTACAGAGTCTGCCACGGCTTTCATGTAATGCTGCCTCAGCATGGGTGAATTTTCATAACGGCTTACCATCATTGGTGCCTCGCTTTCTTCTTTATCTCCGCGATACGCTTCTTCACGTACTCCTGCTGCTTCTGCATTTCCTCCATGACGCGCTTCTTCGAGTCGAAGGTCAACCTGTCGAGACGGCATTCCAAGCCGTCCTTCCATCTAAGCGTTGTCTCTGTCTTGTACTTGTCAGGAAGCCTCAGCCATAAGAATGTGCGTCCGGTGGTACGCGTCACGGTGGTCCTCACAATTACGGAGGATGATGGCAGCATCGGCACAAAGTTCTGTTCTGCCATACATTTCTTGACGTCTGACGTCGTTTGCAGTATTGTTTCTATGTCCTTCATTGTCCGTCTGTCTTCCTGTTGTTACGTTCTGCCTCTTCTGCGCGACGGCGGGCTACGGCGTTGCGGAACTTCGCGTACTCGCGCTGGCGCTCCACCTCCAGCTTGGCGTTTCTCTCCATGTACTTCACCTTCCAAAAGCGCACCTCCTTGATGTGCGCTTCTTCGGCAAAGCCCAGATCTTCCTTGTACTGTCTCTTGTGCTCCTGGAACACTTCCTCTATGCCTCTGACCTTTCCACGGTGTGCGCAGTCGATGGCGTCAAGCTTCTGCGCCTTCTCGATGCTGTTCTGCAGTCTGACCTCGTCAAACTTGTTACGGATTTCCAGCCATTCTTTCATCTCGCTCTCCGTAAGGCCGTCGGTGAAATACTGGCGTCCCATGATGTTTCCTCCCTGCTGAGGGGCGTTTGTTGTTTCTTTCTCCATAATTGTTAATTTTATTGTGTTTTGTTCACTTTGTTTCGTTTTGTTCACTTTGTTGCTGTCCCGCTATGATGGCAGCCCGGTCGTACTCTCTGATGAAGGCGTCTATCTTCGCCTCGCAGTCCGCCTTTCCTTCCACCATAGCGTCGATGTCTTCCTCTCTGACAGGCATCAGTTCTTCGGGGAAGAGATTGTCATGGGCTCGGACGATGAAGCGGCGTGCCTGACGTATTGTGTCTTTCCACAGCATCCAGTCTCTTATGAGCATATAGAACTCGTAATAGCGGCGGTCGCGTGGCTGCCATCCTTCTCCCTTGTCCTTCATAAGAGAGTCCAGAGTGTCCATGCGCTCCTTCAGCCTGTCCTCAAGCAGTTCAAGCCGGGCGCTGCGGTCACGATGATACGCCGTGAGCTGCCGTTCCCGGTAGCGTACGTCCCGCACCATCCTTACGAGCTCGTCCTGCGCCCTCGTCGTTCCGGTAGGGATGTCTATCTCCCTTATGCCCGTGATGTCGTCCGTCGAGAGGTTGCGCTTCTTGTCGAAGGCCGCCTCGTATTCGCTGTAGTCAGGCAGACCGGCTGATATTGCCTTCCTGCCGCCGCGAAACACCATAAGCCGGTATTTTATAGCCATGATACGCCCTTCATTACGCCCTTACACCCGCGTGGTCCGAGCACCACGCCGCGCCGCATCCTCATGGTACGGCTGTTGTCGTAGTGTCCGTCGAGCACCTTCTGGAAGTTCGTAGGACGGAAAAGCCAGTCGAACGTCGCCGTCCATCCCTTCGCACCGCCTCCGTTGAGATAGGAGCTTGCTGCCGCAGACCGCATTACCTGCCACACGGTGTTCTTGCCGTGTTCCCTGACGCGTGCCGCAAACATCCGCTTGCGCTGTCCTTTTATCTCGGACCTGAGCTTAGGAATACCCTTGCCGTCCATCATCATGTTCCAGGATGTGCGTACCACGGAGTAGTTGACTTCAGGCTCCCTGCTCTTCGTCTTCGTCCTTCTTTCCGCCCTTCCGTCAGACTCCGAAACTTCCGCGCTTCGTGCCGCGTCGGATTCGTCCGAAGGGCGAGCCGACACAGCATTTGGCACAAATGCTGCGGTTTCTTTTTCTTTCTTTATTTCTTTTTCTTCTTTAGGGGGAGTGGGGGCGCTTTCTTCTTTGTCTTTATTTCTTTCTGTTTCTTTGTCTGCGTATTTTTCGGCGTAAATACCGTATTTTTCGGCGTTTAATCCGTCTTTATTGTAGGATATTGCCATATCACCGTAGTAATATACGGTCCTTTCGGGTGTATATGCCGTTATTCCCGTCACTCTTACGTCCTCCCTCGCTTCCGTCCGTGAGGCTGTCTCTTCCTGCTGATGAGCGTGAAGGACGTCGGTGTCGGCCTCATCGCTGATGATGTAGGGTAGGGCAGCATCGGCGCAGCGTCCGGAGAAGTAGTGGTCCTGAATGTCACGGCTTGTCAGCACTCCGTGACGTACATAGGTGCTTTCGTCGAGGATGCCCTCCAGCGCCATGGCCTTCACCACCTCGTCCAGCTCCTCCACCGTCATGTCGGGCAGACGTCGCAGCGTCAGCCACTTCTCTCTCTCCGTCCACTCCAGGCAGTAGCCGGCGGCGGAGATTGCGCATACCACCACAACGGCGGCTGCCATGCCTTTCGTGCCGTAACGCCCTGCAAGGCGCATCATCGGCACCGTGTCGAAGACGTCGGGCGAGATTGCCGCCGTCCTCATTCCCTTCCGGGGACGTCCCCTGCGTCTTGTGACGCGGGCTGTATCTGTTCTTTCTGTCATAACTGATATTTTTGTCCATATATGTTGTATGATAGCCAGCGTCCCGGTCTGCCGAATCGGGAAGAAACGATAAAGGCTCCTATCCTCGCGGACGGAAGCCTCAACAAAATCATTTAAATCTGTGGTCGAAAGACCTTTAAACCTTAAAATGTTCAAAATTCGCTTTTATCTGTCAATTTGCACCGCCCTGCATCCTCACGGACCGCCGACGACACTGTAAGACTTTCAGAATATAAATTTACAAACAGTACCAAAATACTTATATGAGTAAAATCAAGTTGGCATTCCGGCGGATGCCTCCGCGCGGAACGTTATATTGTCGTTGTCTCCCCGGACCCCTTGTCCGGATGACGCTGTCACATCATGTCAAAGATTCGCGTTTAAAATGCGCGGCCTTCGCAGGAGACGCATGTGCTTGTTTTATTAAAAAACATGAGAAAGCGACCGCCGGTATCACTCCGAATATAGATATGAATGCTAATCTAATAATGACTCCATAAAAATGAAAAACTGTAACCGGAATGTCCGGCGGTCTTTCCGGCGCACGCCTGCGCCGCTGTTGCGATGAATTCTTAAAATTTACCTAATTCT